GGTAAGGATAGGAGAAAGACCCTCATCGTTAAATCCAGCACGTTCAGCAGGATAAGTAACAAAAGCAGTATGAGTTCCTGAAGTAAGACTAATGGCATTACCACCATTTGAGCTTTCTAAAATAGTTGTTCTAGCAAGTGTATTACTTGTATAAGTTCCAATACCTACTTCAAAAGCAATTCCATTAGCGTCTTCTATGCAATAAAAAGTTGTGCTCCCATTTCCAAGAACAGAAAAAGCCTGAAAACCAGCTACTGAGCCAGATAAAGTTATAGTTCCTGTGCCAGTTGTGGTAGAGGGTTGTTTTATACGATCCTTAACAATACGAGCCATGTAGGTTTACCCCACTAAGCTATGCGAATTATAGCGTTTGTTGCGTCAGGAGTTGGAAATTGAATAGTAAAGTCACCACTTGTTGAGCTTTTATCAGAACCAAAGTCTAATACAGCAACAGAACTATCTGCATTAGTGTCATTAAATATTAATGCACCTCTTGCAGTTATTGTTGAACTACTCCATGTAGTGTTACTAAAGTCTACAAAAGCAGTTGTACCGCCTGTTGTTGGTGTAANATTAACTAAAAGATTTCCTTTAGNAGTATATCCTGTTCCACTAGCTTCATTAGATGTTGTATATCCTGTTGTAGAAGCATCTAAACTAGCTGAACTTGTGTAAAGAGCTATGTTAAATGCATTACCACCTGCACCATTTGTTTTAAAATTATGACCGCCTTCTAGAAGCTGTTGCTTGAATGAAGTAGTCATTGCTTGCGTTATCGCCATTATAGTCTCCTAATTATGTCTGAGCCACATTTGTGACCTTCTTTTTCTAAAGTATATACTAGCGTAGTTCTGTCAGATTGAATAGCTTTTTTCATATTATCAAGAACAACATTATATATAACATTTTTAAACTCTTTTGCTTGTTGTTGCAAGACAGGATCAACATTATTAGAGTATTGAATAATTCTATGAGTTGCTTGCTCTGCCCAATACTCTACAGGATGCCCTGAATTACTTGTAGTATCAACAAAAACATTTCCTAATGACACTTCTGAGTTTACTGTAATCGGCATTAATCTTTCTCCACTATTGTACTACTTGTCTTGGTTGACCAAATCTATAGCTATCTTGCATATCTTTACCTGCTGATTCGTTTCTTAATCTAGCAAGAGCTTCTTGGTATTGTTTTTCATATTCAGCTTGCATTTCAGGTTGACCTTTTAAAAATAAATTTGCCTGAACTAAAGCACCATATAATAAGCATTCAGGTGCATTTGTTCCTAACCATGTCTTTCCACTTGCATCTTCTGTAATAGATGGTGGATTATAAAAATAATGTAGTTCTGTTGTGTAACCATTTGTAGGTGTAGGAGCTAACATAAATGAATCATCATCAAATAAAGCATAGTATTTAGGTTCTTCTTCAGTCGCTGCGTTAGGATATGCTTCTCTTAAAAAAGCTACTTCCTTTAATAGCAAGAAAGATTGCTTGTTATTACTAGTAACAGACAAAGAAAAGGGTGCTAAAAAGTCAGAAGGTGTTGAAAGGTATTGTGTACCTGCTGACATTTGACCTACTACATTTTTTCTAAAATTAGGTAATTGACAAGTTCTAAGTATTCTATCTTCTGCACTTGTTATAAAATTAACTATATTGTTGTTAAATGTAGTTTCATTTGTATTTGCGTAGTCTTTAATTGCTTGTGTTAATGTTGTGTAAGTGTATGACATAATTTAACTCGTTACTATTGTTACAGAACCAATTGATCCATTCATTATTAAATTTCCTGAACCTCCACCATTACCATTACCCACAGGATTAAAGGCAAACAGTCTTCTACTTGCGGCTAAATTAGAATCTGGTCTTGCAAATGGTAGTGCCTGTGCATCTTGTTCTGAGCCGCATCTTTATCCCAAACATCTCTTCCAACTAAAAAACCTGTAGGACTTCCTCCTACAAATTCCCTTCTTAAATCTTTTAACCTATACCTAAATCCTGTTCTGTCACAAAATCCAAAAGCATATTTCCCATTAGCATACTTAACCATTTACTGACCATAACTATAACTATAAGGAACAAATTGAATAGTTGCTTTTACCCTGTCTTCTTCAGAAGCTAATTGAAATTGTTCTTCATAGTATTCTTTTAGTAATACTACTCTTTCTTTTGACTCAGGTCTTTTAATTGCAATATGCAAAGCTAAACCTGCAACTAAAGCAGGAAGAAAACGAACAGGGACATCAGCGTCTAAACTTGCTACATCACCTACATCTTGAATTCTTCTCAAGTAATAATAAACAAATGTATAGGCTTGTGTTCCATCAGGAACTGGCCAGACGTTAATCTCAGGTCTTTCTCTTTGTCTATTGATCCAAACTTGTATAGGTCTTCCTGTTGTAAGTTTACTAGGAATTCCTGAATAAGTAGAGTTACTAATTCGTGTTATAGGTATATCTGATTGACTTGTTGAACTTCCTGCATCTGTTCTAATAAATTGTTCAATTAAGTCTATAGCGTCTAGTTCTATATCATACTTAGATGTACCTGCAACCAAAGGTATTTCTTTTTTTGTTACTGTCCAAAGATTGATACCTCTGTTTTGCCATTCCAAACAAAGTAAATTTAAAGATCGCCTAGCAGTTCTAAGATCGTAACCTGTACGCATCTCTAGTCCTGCTCTCTCAAATGCTTCTTCGCAAATCTCCCCTATGTCTAAGTTAAATGTTGAAACTCCTGAAGTTGCCATTTATTACCTTTTAAATTGTTTTACTTATCCTTTTTATCAGAATATTTGTCTAAAAGAAACATAAGAAATTCTTTTCCATACTCTATATCAGAAAAACAGTGCGTAAAGCTAGTACCTTCTGCAAAAGGATCTATTACTTGCATAATAGCTTGACCATTTCTTTGTTCATCCATACCAAGATTTCTTGCGTAATCATCAAAAAATTTATAACCACGAGCACGAGCTAACCAATGAATTTTTCCATCGTATAACTCATGTTGAGCTAATGCCCAATTATGTTTGTGACCTGAGATATATAAGTCTGCATCACTTTGCCATTTAGCTTTTTTCATTTGAGCGTGAAGNGGATTCCATTGTGANTGNCCNGGCATATCATGAGCCGTATAAATTTTACATTCTTTTCCATTAGGAAATTGAAGACATATTCTAGCATCCCAAGGTTCATATATTGTATGTTCTGACTTCATATATGTAATAGGATCACCTGCTCCTGACCAAAGATCGTGATTACCTCCAACGAGTAACAAGAAATCTCCTTCTTTTACAAGCCATTCAACTAGCTTCCAACTAGTTTCAGCAGAAGTATCTTGATTGGCATACAAACGACCTAGCCTTCCTACCCAATTATTTTGTAGGTCACCTAAAGAACACCCTTTTATATTAGGATGAGAATTAATTATAGCTAAGTCTCTTCTAAGAGTAACCCAATCACATCCATTATCATCAATGTGAGGATCACCTAGCCAAACTAAACCTATAGGTTCGTTCTTTTGAATTTTAATATTGTGCCACTTAGATTTTTCTTTTTTATTCTTGGCTCTAATAAATCTTTTTTCAAGATGATCTATGTATTCTTCTATATCATCTTCTGCATCAGGATTTATGCTCTCATACTTTGGAGAGAAAATATCGTCTGAGTTAGGAATTTTATGTGTAAAGTCTTTGTTCCAAAACTCATCTTCAGTAATATCCCATCTCTCTCTTGCCATTGTACAATGAGATCGAAAGGTAGTTAAAGCCACATCTAAATCTAGTGCGGCTTGCTTCTGTGTTCCTGATAAAACGAATTGGTCTAAAGCATTAATTAATACTTGGTCTTTGACTGCATGATTTCCCATAAGTCCTCCCTTTTAAATGTTACTTATAAAGAGGTTTTTCCTGACTGTAAGTCCGCCTTGAAGCACCTGCTTTTTTCATAGCCTTACCACCCTCACCATAATTCATAACTTCTCCACCTTTACGATAGGTCTGTCTCATTGGTAAGTTTGATTCTCTAGCATACTCATTTGCTGCTTTTATACCCTCATCATCGTAAGGGAATTTCATGTTTCCTACTATTGGCATATTAATTCCATTTGTTTCCTGCGGAAGGTTTAGTAGATGGTTTTTTAACTGCACCACCACTTGCCATTCCTTGTTTTAGTAAAGAAGAATGTATACCTCTTAAATACTTACCTTTAGAAGTGTTTGTCATAAAAGAAGGATCATTAGCTATTTCAGAAGATGATCTTCCTCTGGCGTTCCTTCTTGCTTTTGAAGCACTCATTTTAGTTTTCTTTTTATTTTTATAATCAAACTTTTTAGGTTTTTTAGGTGTGTCACTCTTTTTAGGTTCTTTAGTCTTTATTGCAGATGCGTCAATCTTTTCAGGTGCGTCAATCTTTTCAGGTGTTTTATCTTTATAATACTTAGCATTTTTTTCTTTAAACTTTCTAGGTATATCTTTCTTAAAAAAGTTTCCTATACGAGAACTTAAAGAACCTTTATCCTTCTTATTTTTTTTTGTTTCCGCTCTTTTTTCATTTCTTTTTTTAGCTTGTTTATTTCTTGTTTCTTTAGATTTTTTTAATTTTTTGTTTATTCTTGAATCTGGTGATACTGGCATAATAATTATCCGTAGAATTTTTTGAATGAAATAATAATAGTATAGGTGTCATTGCCTGCCGCACCAACTGTAGTGAACAATACGTCACCATCAGTGCCTGTTGTCGCTGAGTCTCTTAG